CTAGGCGTGAATAGTCTCGATCCTCCAGCCAGCACCCTTGTCCTTCGGGTAGGCGACCTGAAAGACGAAGGGGAAAATATCAGCGGCGATTTTCATTTTCGCACGCGCATCGTCGGTATAGATCGCTTTGGAGCCCTTCACATCGATCATTGTCAGAAGGCCGGACGCCGGAAGCGTTGCGAAATCGACGGTGATCGTGGTGTTCTTGGCGAGCGTCAGCTTGATGGCTTCGAAGCGCCACCACAGGAGATCGCCCGTTGTCATAAGAGCATCAAGGTGGGAGGCGAAGCGCGCCTCTGTCCGGTTCATTTTGCCGGGAGGAAGCCGGCCGAGCGCCTGCATCTTGCCTTTCCCGGCGGCCGGGGGCTGACTGGTCGCAAAGGACGCTGCCGCCGAACCGGCTTTGCGGCGCGACATGATCTGGTTGTAGTCGTCTTCGGTCCAGCGCATGGCGGCGCATCCTTTAATAAAAGATCGCTGATGCCATTAGATAAACAAGGAAAAACGGGAAAGCAACGCCAGCCCAGAAGACGAGGAAGGCCGGAATGTACCAGACCAGCTCGAAGGCATCGACAGACCCGTCCGCCAGACTGCGCGCGAACCAGAGCGGGTTCATGATCGCGCAGAGGAGCCGCGCCTCGCTCAGGACTTTACGCACGATGCCTCGCCTTCATGAATGCGGGGTTTATTTTCACACCCGACAAGACGCCAAGTCAACCATCCGACAACAGGCTTGCCTTAACCCTTTCGGCCGATACACCCATTATCGGTTGCTATTTTGGCAATTTTCGCCTATCGCTGGGTTCTATTAGCAGCACTTCAAAGTGAATGCAGAGCAACATGACGTCCGGTCCAGCGCACGGCGTTGAAACCAGCCAGGGAGACCGAGAGGAAAGCCTTGAACAAGTCCTATTTCGAAAGCCGTATCGCCGCAAAAGGTTTCACGATGCGCGGTCTCGCGCGCCAGATGGGGATCGCGTCTTCGCAGCTATCGCGGACGTTTTCCGGGCACCGCAGGATGAAAATCGAAGAAGCCGTCGAGTTGTCCGTGCTTCTGGGCGTTACGGTGGATGAGATAATTGCTGAATCCGGCATCAATGCGCCGCCGCCCCGCCAACGCACCAGCCCGGTGATCGGATACCTGACGCCCAAGATGACGGTTCTGCCGGCAAAACAGGGCGAGCGCGTGCAAACGCTTGACGGCCTGCCGGATGGGATCGAGGCGATCATTGCGCAGGTCGCCGGTTCAAGCGTTTCCTATATGGATGGCTGGGCCTTCTTCGTTACCGGCAAGGCGCCGCCGGAAGGCGCGCTCGATGCGCTGGCCCTGGTGCAGGCCGATGACGGATCGCAAATGCTCGGCATTGTCCGCTACGGCAAGCAGCGTGGCGTTTTTCGGGTGACGCTGCTGGACGGACGCGAGCGCGAAGGACTGGTGTTAAGCTGGGCCCGACGGGTGCAGGTGACGCGGCATTGTTGATGCAGCAATGACCGCTCTTGCTCAAGATCAGTGTGGTGAATTACACAACGCTTTCCAGCAGAGCGATTTCGTCTTCGGTCAGCCCGAACAGGTCATAGACGATGCTATCAATCCGGGCCTCGGCCTGAGCAATTTCGGCCGTCAGACGGGCTATCTCGACGCGATCGCGATTGATCCAATCTTCCCAATCCGAGCGTTCGGCCAGTGGGATATCGGCCTTGAAGGTCTTTTTTACCTCGGCACGGAAGGCAGCGAAGTCGGGCAAAGTCCACCATTCCGTTAGCTTTTCAGTCAGCTTGGGGTCGCGTTCGGGTGGGCAAAGATCGGGGATGCGGCGTATTAGGGCGGCTTGAAGGTTCAAACGGTTGGAAGCGAGTCGCTCACAATGGGAGGCCAGTTCACCTAGTTTCACCTGATCTCGGCCTGAGACCTCTGGTAGTACAATTTGTTCGATAAACTGTGAGTGCATTTGGTGAAAACCACCACGAACAGGCACAGTCCGCTCAGTAATTACAAACCATCCCAACTTGGAGTTCAGATAAGCCGCGAGCCAAGCATCCGATGTAGAAACAAAATAGCACTTGTTATTGAAGTAGTGCGACACGTTGAGTTGGAATTGGGGTTTGTCGCAAAACTCGGGGTATAGAACTTTCGGTTCTGTGAACTGTTCATGATAGTCAACGGTGTCTTGAATTTCGAACCACCGATAGCTTCCTGCCTTACGCCCAGGCCATTTGTCATTTCTGTCTTTTGGCTTCCAACCTTTTGGCTTGGGTTCAAGTGCTTCTCGCATTGTTTCGAGGTGCGCCTTGATCGCAGGATACGCATCAATGTCCGTTCCTCGCCTGGTAAAAATCAACCAGAGATTACGGGGTTCAGCGCGCCATCGCTTCAAGTCTTTGCCTTCCAAGAAGGGTTTGATTAGCTCGGAGGACTTAGGGTCTGCGATACACAGGCGCTCCTTGGTGGCGTCGTCGATCACGAAGGCCGCGTTCAAACCGGTCTTGATTCCGTAAAGCGGTGATCCATAGACTTCCTTCAACGTTTTCCTGCCACCCCTGATTTTGTCTCGCAGGGCGCGGAGGGCGGGGTTTTCCAATCCCCATGATTCTGCCCTCAAGGCCGATTGAGGAAGCGGTCCAGCTGCCGCTTCCCATGTGGCGAGGAAGTTGTTGTCCGGCAAAGTCTGCACCTTCCAGAAGCGCAATTCGTGCCCCTTGGGTGCGGCCCCGCGTTTCATGGTCAGAATAGCCGGATACGTGGTCACGCCCTCGAACACTTGCAGGTCGCCAAAATCAACAACGCTTTCAATGGTGGCCTCTTTCAGGAGGTATTCACGCAGCGGGTTGCCCGAACCGGTCTTGAAAAAAGTGTTAGAAGAGATGTAGCCCAAGCGCCCACCCGGCTTCAACAGACGCAGCCCGCGTTCGTAGAAGTAGCAGAACAGGTCGGCCACACCGTGGTAGCTCTCAAATCGCCCTTGCAGATATGGCTTGAGATCGGAAATAAGTTCCTGGCGCACATAGGGCGGGTTGCCCAGCACCACGTCGAAGCCGCCTTCTGCAAAAACACCTGGAAATGCGGTTTCCCAGGTGAAAGCGTGGTCGAGATAGGCGAAATTGCTATCCTCGATCAGACTGTCGCCGACGCGGATACTACCCGACAGGCTATCAAGCACCTTGCCGCGCCGTGCGGTCTTGATCCAGAGCGACAGCTTGGTGATCTCGACGCTTTCTTCATTGACATCCACGCCGAAGAGATTGTTGGTCAGAATCTCGCTATCAGGGACATAGTCGAGGAGATCGCCAAAATGCTCGGCCTTGGGCAGAAGGTCTTTGATCTTGTCGTTCACACGGGTCAGTTCGGCCTTCATGAAGTCAAAGGCCATGATCAGGAACACGCCGGAACCGCAAGCAGGATCAACAATGCGCAGAGACCTCAGACGATCGCGATAGGCTTGCCAGGCTTCAAGTTCGGCCGTTTTCCTTCGCCATACGATATTTTCGTAATCGGAGACATCGACCCCCTTCCTGGCATAATCGCGCAGGATGGCCTCGAAGATTTCCCTGAGATGCACGCCGAGGGTTTCGGCCACAATGAAACGTGCGATGTAGTCAGGGGTATAAACCACCCCGTCACGCTTGCGTCGCCCGCTTGTACCGGTGGTTTTCTCGGGCTCCTCCTCTTCGCCGCGCGCGATTGCCTGCAAACGTTCAACGTCAGCGATGGACTGCTCAAAGATGTGACCGAGGACGGTGACCGAAACTTCGGAAGCGAACCGATAGGTCCCCAAGGTTTTAAAGCCTTCGCAGATATCATCGGCCAGCTCTAAAGTGTCGATCGTATCGTCCTGGCGGAACAGCCCGCCATTGTAGCGCGGAATTTTCAGATCGGTATTGCCGAGATCGATGGCGCGGAAAAGGCCTTTAAAATTGTCCCAGACGGGGTGCGGATTGTAAGGATCACGCGCGTCGAACGCGTGTTCAAGCGTATTGTCCGGCAGAAGGCCGGTATCCTCTGCAAATGCGATGAACAACACCCGATCGAGGATTTTCTGCGCGACCGCAATTGCATCGAGCGGGCTGATCGCTGCATCGTCGTTCTGAACGGCGCTCAGGAGCTTGAGGCGCAACGTCTTGTAATCCTGATACAGGCTATCGGTGATATCCTTATCTTCGCGGCGGCTTTCCTGAAGCAAATCAGCAGTGCGGCCGGACAGCAGGTTTTCCGCCGAAAGCAGCAGCATGAAGCGCGCGTATTCAGCAGGCTGCGTCAGTTGGTCGAGGCGAAACACCTCATAGGCCGAAGTGCCTTCTCCAAAACCATAGAGCCGTAGCTCGATCATGTTCGAGACCAGAACCCATTTCACGCCGCGCGCGTTCATGGCGTATTCCCACGCCTGCTGAACGGGGCTCTTGTTGCGGCCCGGCATAATCGCATCGAGATCGCGGGTATCCGCGCCCTTCAGTTCGAACGGGGCTACGATGTCAGGCGTCTTGCCACCGAAGCGACCGAGTGCCAGATCGACACTTCCCCGCAAAATAGCCTGCTCTGTCGATACGTTGTAATTCGCACCGCCGGCCGGGCCGTGGTAGCCAAGGACGCCTTCAACAATCCTCGACGCGAATTGCCCGTGTAGAGCGGTCTCCTTCAAGCGCTCAATTCTGCCCGAGTTGATCAACTCTGCCCAAGCTTCCAGTGCCTCCAGGTGTTTGGCAGGAATCGGGTCCACCTTCACATGGCGTTTCAGGGTCTTAAGATTGAAAAGGTTCATTCTGTAAACTCTACGTGCATCAATAAAACCGGACAACTGGAGTAACTTTGGTACAGTCTCTGGAGCCTGAACGCCACAGCAATATCCCGCCAATGACTGATCGCGAGCCCTGCTGAATGCGCCTTTTCTTGGAAAGGCGCCGGTCGAGTGGAGCAAAATGAAAAAGAGCGCCATCGGAGTTCGGAAGAGACCAAAGATCGTCATTGTTGTTAAAATAGCATCGCTTCGATAAATTAGAGCCGGAACACCTTGCCGTCCCGAGGGAAGCAAATCCGGCCATGCCTAGAAAAGCGAACAATCCCGGCAAAGCCGCACCCAAGCGGCGGCGTGCGCGGCTGACACCGCGACAGCAGGCGTTTATTGACGCATTGCTGGCCGATGAGGATATGCGCGCGACCTATGCCTATATGCGGGCGTTTCGGCAGCCGAATGAGCGAACCGCTGCTGTTTGCGCCTCGAAATTGCTAAAAAATGCTAAGGTCAAAGCAGCCATCGACGCCGCCATGGCAGCACGGCGCGAGGCTGTCGCCATTGAGCATAATGACGTTGTGCGCCGGCTCTATGCGATGCTGACCGCTGACGCCAATGAGCTGGTGCAATATCGGCGCGGCGCGTGCCGCCATTGCTACGGGATCGATCACGGTTTTCAGTGGGTGGACGAGACGGAGTATCTCGACACCTGCGAGAAGGTTGCCGACAAGGCGCGCGCGCGCGATGTGGAACCCGACTTGCCGGGCGATGAAGGCGGCTATGGCTATGACGCCAGCAAGCTGCCGCATGACGATTGCCCGCGCTGCCATGGTGAGGGGATCGGCAGCGCCCATACCCGTCCACACCCGACGAGGCGTTCCAGAAATCATCGCAGGGCTGCTACTACACCGTTCAGATGACGCGGATGCGCAAGGAGCGGCGGATCACCACCGTGCCGTTTACGCCCGGCTATCCGGTCAACACCTTCTGGGATATCGGCAATTCCGACGGCACCGCGATCTGGTTTCACCAGCAGGTCGGCCAGCAGCACCGGTTTATCCATTTTCTCGAAGGCTGGGGCGAGCCCTATAGCTTCTTTGTGAGCGCGATGCAGACGCTCGGCTACACCTGGGGCCGACACTATTTGCCGCATGACGGCAACCACGAGCGGCAGGGCGAGAACAGCAACCTCACACCCAAGCAGATGCTGGAGCGGCTGGGGCTACGCAATGTTGAGATCGTCGAACGCGTAGCAGAACTGCAGCACGGCATTCAGGCCACCCGCGACATGCTGGCGCTGGCGTGGATCGATGCCGAGAACTGCAAGGAGGGCATCGACCATGTCGACAATTACCGCAAGAAATGGATTGCGAGCGTTGGCGCCTTCGGTGACGAGCCGGTGAAGAGCGACGGCAATTCGGAGGCAGCCGACGCACTCAGGCAATGGGCGCAGGTCTATGGCAGCGATGCTGGCGCGGGAAGCAAGCGGCAAAGGGTGCCGAAGCGGCGGAACAAGTCAGCTATGGCGGTATAGCAAACTAAATCATTGGGTGACCGAGCGACAGGAGCAAATGCTCTTTGACAATCAGAGCTGATGGTGCCCTTAAATATCCAGCGAAACCATTAAGCAGAGCGCCCGAATACCATGAGTACGGATGACAATTGGGAAGCACTCGAATCCAGTATTTCAGAATTAATCAGCAAATTTCCCCGTGACGAGTTCCTAGAAGCTTTATTGGTCGGCACATGGCGCGTCGCAATAGACGCGGATAATCCAATTCGTGGGAATCTGATTGCAAGTGCCTTACGAGAAGTGATCGGGCATGTGCTGCATAAACTCGCTCCGGACGAAAGCGTAAGAGCATGCGTCTGGTTTAAGCAGACGCAAGGCACTACGACAGTCACAAGGCGCCAGAGGGCAACATTTATAATTCAAGCAGGCCTGCCTGATGATTTCGTGAACAACACGATTGGGTTTGACGTTAGAGATCAAATAGATCCATTGCTGGAGGCGTTCGACGAACTCAGCAAATTCACCCACGTTCGCGCCGAAACCATTGTTCATGAACATGACGAGGTGCAAGATATCATGGTGGGGGTTGTCGATGGGCTATTGGCCATACTCAAGGCGGCCGACGATGCCCAAGACGATTTAAAGAATGCAATCGTCGAAGTCATGCAGGGAGCTATGCTCGACAAGCTTATATCGGAAACCATTCAAGACCTTGATGAGTTATCCACGCACACCTCCGTTAGCGGGCAATACGTCGAATCAATCGAGATTGTTGATCTGGACGAAGCCCAGATCACCTACGAGGTAATTGGGGAAGTGGAAGTCGATTTGCAGTACGGATCCAACTCAGATGTTCGTAAAGGGCTGGGACATGTTATGGGAGATTCATATCCATATAGCGCGTTCATTACTGCCCGAGCGGCCAAGCCTTTCGAAATTAAAAATGAAGATGTCGAGCTCAGAGTAGACAACAGCAGCTTTTTTGAATGATGCGACCTAGCCTCTTCCACTCGAAGTTCGTTGGCGAACGACTTCCAAAAGCATCAACGAAATATGCAGAAAAGCCTGCTTGAGCTCTCGATAAAGCTCTGGGTCTGCATTCAGCTCGCAAGGCCCGACGATCATCTCAGAAAGCAGTGCACCATCCGGTAAATCCTCAAGGGGGCGAGCTTGCTGCAGCAGCTGATGGATATGGAAGTCGGAGAAATGAACAGCTCCGGATGTTCGTTGATAGGCTTCAGATATCCAAACGCCAAGACTTTCTATCTGCTCAATGAGCCACTTATCGGTCGCTTTAGTTTTGGCTCCCTTGAGTTTCATATCTCCAATTTTTTTGCCATTTGCGATATCCCGCGAGAAGCTTTCAGCGGTCATTCCTTCGGTCTGCTCTGCCCAATACAAGGCGTAAATGCGCGCCAAAGTATCTAGGTTCAGACGGACCAAAATCATTGCCATCTGCCCGTTGTTGCTCTCAATTGCCTGCCGGAAAGCTAAGCCCAGCGACAATGTTCTCCGAATAGCGGCCATTAGGTAAAAGCGTTCATATTCCCGCTCACGAGGGAAGTCCCGCATAATTCCCGCACATATTCGCAGCAGCGCGTCATCGGCACGTTCATGTTGTGACAGATCGCCAAAAATCTCTTTCTCGTCTTTGTTGTTCATTGTTCCTTCCGGCAGATTGGCGACAATTGCCGCAGTCAGGGAAACTGCAACTTCAGAGTTGCAGTGACGCTTCAGCCTGAACATCAAAATTAAATCGCGGGAATGCAATAGAATTTCTTCATGGCTGTTCGATTATATCGTTGCTATATTGGCATCATTGCTATTCAAACTGAGGCCGATTTCATGTCCGCGCTGATCCGCTACGCCATCGACCTGACCCGCTACCACTTTCAAAAACGCCAGGGCGAGCTGGCGCTTTACGGCACATGGTATGGCGACAAGGCGCGGCCGTGCCTTGTGGTCGTGCCGACGAACCACATTGGGCATGATCGGTGCCGGCCTCTGGTGATCACCATTGACGATGCGTGGCAGTGGAACCCGGACGATACTGATGCCATGCCGGAAACGAATGCGGCGATGGTGCAGCAGTTTCTAGACGTCAACGGCATGGATTTCGGCAATATGCGCAGCGCGATGCGCGTCGTCTCGCTGATCCATGACCATTTGGGCGATCTCATCTCCATTCCTCCCAAGGCAAGTCTTGCCCGTGTCGTGGCCGATGTTCTCCAGGTCGATCACGACACGGGCAAGGAGACGCATGCGGAGATCATCGACCGTGTTTGAACCGGATACCAAAAGCGGCATGGACTTGCGGAACGGGCGGATGGTGCGCGCGTCCGATCCGTGGGACCGGAACGAGACGGCGCAGCCGGAAGGCAAGGCGCTGCACAGGCTGGACAGCGAAAGGGCCGTCGCGCGGCTGAAACGGCTTTTGGGGCTTTACGAGAACGAGCTGGAGCGGCAGGCGGAAAACCGGGCGCAGCAGGCGCTCGATGAGGATTTCTACGACTCCATCCAGTGGAGCGAGGAAAACGCCCGCGAACTGGAAGAGCGCGGGCAGAAGGCGCTGGTCTTCAACGTCATCAACACCACCGTCAACTGGATTATCGGCACCGAGAAGCGCGGCCGCACGGACTATAAAATCCTGCCCCGGCGCAAGGAGGCGGGAAAGCCCGCCACGCGCAAAACCCAGCTGATGAAATATCTGAGCGATGTGAACCGCTCGCCGTTTCACCGTTCCAACGCCTTTGAGGAAAGCGTCAAGACCGGCATTGGCTGGCTTGAGGTGGGATTGCAGGCGCAGGACGAAGGCGAGCCGGTCTATGTCCGCTCCGAGAGCTGGCGCAATATGCTGTGGGACAGCGCCTGCACCGAAAAAGACCTTTCCGATTGCCGCTATATTTTCCGCACGAAATGGGTCGATCTGGATGTGGCGAGCGCGATGTTTCCCGAACGGCGCGGATTGCTGGCGCGCGCGGCGCTTGCCGACGGCGTGCGCGTCTAACCTTGACGAATTTCGCGAGGAAGCCGCCCGCCCGGACGCGATCCTCGTCAAGAAAAAGGGTTATGACCTGACCATCAATGCCGAGCGCGAGCTGGCCGCCGCCCATCTCGACATGATGAGCCGCGACATTTCGATGATCCAGTCGGTTTCCGGCGTGACCGATGAAAGCCTGGGGCGCACCACCAATGCGGTTTCCGGCCGGGCGATCACCGCGCGGCAGGACCAGGGCTCGCTGGCGACCGCCGGCATTTTCGACAATCTGCGCCTTGCCGTGCTGATCCATGGTGGCAAGGAGCTTTCCGCGATCGAGCAGTTCTTTACGCAGCCAAAGCAATTTCGCATCACCAACACGCGCGGCACGCCGGAATGGGTGGATGTGAATGACGGGCTGCCGGAAAACGACATCATCCGCTCCAAGGCCGATTTCATCATCTCCGATACCGACTGGCGCGCCAGCGTGCGGCAGGCCCAGACCGAGGAACTGTTTGCGCTCCTGCAACAGATCGGCCCTGTGGCGCCGCAGGTGGTGCTGGTGATGCTCGATCTTCTGGTCGAGGGCATGGATATCGACAGCCGCGAAGAACTCGTCAAGCGCATTCGCCAGATCACCGGACAGCGCGACCCCGACGCCGAAGAGATGACGCCGGAAGAACAGGCCGCCGAGCAGGCGAAAATGCGCCAGCAGCAGATTCAGGAACGCGCGGTATTGGCCAAGATCGCCAAGGACGAGGCCAGCGCCCAAAAATCCGCCGCCAGCGTGCAGCGTGACATCGTGTCATCGGCGAAAGAGCAGGCCGCGACGCGGCAGGTGCTCGCCTCTCTCGCCGGCCAGAATGTCGATACGCAGATACGGGCGCTCGAGGCCGCGATGGCCGCCCTCTCTGCCCCCGCCGCCGTGCCTGTTGCCGACGGCATTTTGCATGAAAGCGGCTTTATGGGCCGATCCGAGCAGGAAGAAACCGAGCGGCAGGCGGCCATCATGCAATCCGACAATATGCGCGATGAGGCGGCGCGGCAGCAGGCGCTCGCGGCCCGGCAGGCGCAACAGCCACCGCCGCCGCAGGATCAACTAGGCATCCCGCAGCAAGGCGGGCCACCTTCCATGCCGCCCGGCACCGCGCCCAACCCGTAACCCGATGAAGCAGGAGACCAACATGGACAATGAACACGGGCTGAGCCCCGAAGAGCTTGCAATGCTGACGCCGGCCGAACGCGCCGGGCTGGAAGCCGATGATGGTGACATCGGCGACGAAGACATCGGCGGTGCGGACGAAGGCCAGCCTGAAGACAAGGCGAAGGCCAAACCAGAGCCCGAAGCGGACCCGGAAGCGGAGCCCAAAAAGGAACCCGCCAAAGAGCCGGCAAAAGGTAAAATCGCGGGCGAAGACAAGGAACCGGGCCATGAAGCGACGCCGGACAAGGCCAAGGCTGCCCCGCCCGAAGTCCCGCTGTTCAAGTCCGATGTTCCGAAAGATATCAGTGATCGGCTCAAGGCGCTGGACGCCAAGGAAGACGCGCTCGTAGACAGGTTTGAGGACGGCGACCTGACGACGCGCGAATACAATGCCGAGCTTCGCAAGGTGAACAAGGAGCGCTCCACGCTGGAATGGCAGGTGCACAAGGCCGAGCTTTCCGAGGAGAGCACCCAGAGCCAGCGTGAGCAGGCCTGGTACAACACCGCCAACGGCTTCCTTGAGCAGCACCCCGAAATTGCCGCCAACGAGACGCGCTATGCCAGTTTCGACGCCGTTTTGCGCAAGGTGACGAGTGAAGTGATTGCCAATGGCGGATGGCCGGGCCAGGCCGAGATTGAAAAGGCCTATCAGCAATGGGCCGCAGACCTTGGCATCAAGGCGGAGCCGGCGCCCAATCCGGCACCCGCCCCGAAAAACCCCGCACCCAAACAGCCAGACATTCCGCCATCGCTGGCAAAGGTACCCGCCGCCGGTCTGGAGCAGACCGATGACGGTAAATATGCCGCGCTCGACCGGCTGAGCGAGAGCGATCCGCTGGCCTATGAGGAAGAGATCGCCAAGATGAACGAGGCCGAATTCGAGGCCTATGCCAATTCGCGGTGAATGGCCTTTGGAGGACAAAGCCCGTGGCATTGAAAATCGACTTACGCATCGGTGAAACGCTTCAGGTGGGGGAAGCCCGCCTGAAGCTGGTTCGCAAGGCCGGACGAGTGGCGACTCTGGTGATTGATGCGCCGAGGGAGGTCATCATCACCTCCAACGACCAGAACGGCGCCGCCACTGAAAAGCTGTAAGCTCCCTCATCGGGAGAGAAGCACATTGTCGATACACAACGAATGCGCCATGTTCGAAACTCATCTTGATTTTGCAATCAAAGGTACGTCAAGCCATCAACACGAACTGCGGCTCTGTCATCGAAACCTCAAAATCATCCTCGATTTTTGTCGTTAGGTGCAATTCAGAAATCGTCAAAGCATCTTCCGAAATAATCTCGGAATATCGAGCCAGAGACAAAAGTGCATCCCTTGCATTTGCATAATACATGCAATCCATTTTCAAAATTTCTAACTGTTTTTTTATCTTTTTTGGAAATCTCTTTTTATTTTCATTGAATTTTATATTTTCGGGAAGGGCCCGAGTTGTTTCAACCTCTTTGCAACCACCGTTCGGAATTTGTCCTTCCGGACAGATCAATGCAACCACAGGGCGCTCCGTTCTCTTATCCGGAACCAAAGAATATTTTAACTTACTCAAGTCACCCAGATTTTGAGAAAAATTGTGCTTTCTTACATAGCTGGACGACAAAATCGCATCCAGCTTATTGTGAGACTTTCTAAGATTATCGCGAAGCTGCTGAAACAGCGGAACCACCATGCCGCCTTTGTCAAGAACGAGGCTATTTACAACTTTTATCGCTCGTCCCTCCGTGATGATCAGCGCGAACTCGCACCAAAACAGAAGCTCGGGAAGTTTGCTGATGCGATTTTCTCGCGTCATTAAATAGGTCAGGGCCTCACTGTAACGGTCCCATCCGACAGTATTGATGCGATAACGTCGCCGAGAAAGCCAGTTTAAGTTGAAATAATTTAATTGAATAGATTGAAGTATAGCGTACTTTTCTTCCAGGAGGTGGGCACCTACTACTTCGTCTACAATGGCGTGAATCTTTCTTGGGAGATCATCTATCTTTTGAATAATTTCACGGTTCTGACTTTGTATGGCCTCTATCTTGCTATCCATCTCACGGAGGTATTTCTGGATATCTTCCAGCTTACCAAGGATTTTTCGATTTTCAGATCGTGATGTAAAAAAGCCAACTGCAGATGCAATTCCGCCAATTACGCTCATCGTGCTTGCCGCATAAGACAGTTCAGCAGCGGGAATCCCGAAGAAGTTCTCAAGCTTTCCTACTGCCGGTTTTTCGTTCTTGCCTACCATATCTTCCCCCTTTTTTTGGCTATTCATAACCAATACTGCATCCAATTGGATGAAAATCAAATTCATTTTTTTGAAAGGCGTCGAAGGGGCGCAAAAACATGTCTAGGGGGAGTTTCGGCCTACTGTTTGCATTTCAGCATCGTTTCAACGATAATAGCATCGTATCCAATTGCTGCGCAGGACGTGCGGCGCTCCAAAACCGCACTTTGAGGGTGGCAATTATGGGACAAACCACGATCCCCTTCGGCGATCCGAAGGCCCAGATGAAATGGTCTGGCCGTCTGCTGGTCGAGACGCTGGCGAAAAGCTACTGGGAGCGCTTTATCAGCACTTCCGAAAACGCCGTGATCCAGCGCAAGACCGAACTGGAATCCGATGCGGGCGACCGCATTTCCTTTGACCTTTCGGTGCAGCTGCGCGGCGGGCCGACATCGGGCGACAACCGCCTGAAAGGCACGGAAGAACAGCTCAAATTCTTCACCGACGAGGTTATTATCGACCAGCTCCGCAAGTCGGTCTCGGCCGGCGGCAAGATGACCCGCAAGCGCACCGCGCACGATCTGCGCCGCGTCGCCAAGGACCGTCTTTCCGACTGGTGGTCGCAATATGTCGATCAGCTGTTCTTCATCTATATGTCGGGCGCGCGCGGCATCAACGAGGATTATGAAGCCTTCCCGCTCGACTATGACGGCCATGCCGGCAACGAGCTGCGGGCGCCGGATGGCCAGCACATCCTGTTTGGCGGCGATGCTGCCAGCAAGGCAACGATCACCGCCGATGACAAGATGTCGCGCCTGATGATCGAGCGCGCGGCCAACAAAGCCCGGATGATGCGCGCCAAGGACCCGCGCAACGCCAATCTGCTGCCGATCAAGATCAGTGGCGAGAAGCATTTCCTGTTGCGCTCGAAAACGTCAATGGCGAGATCGAGTTTTGCCGCGCCACCTCCAGGAATGGCGATGTCATCACCGTTGCGCGCGGACAGGAAGGCTCGATGGCCCGCGCCTATTCTGCCGGTGATGCATTCGAATTGCGCCTGACTGTTGCAGCACTCATGGCACTTTCGATCGGTGACGGCGACCAAAACCTGCCGAGGCTTTCCGTCTCGTCGGTCGTAGTAGAGGGTATCTGATGGCGATCCGGATAGCCTCCTTTGCCGGCGAAATTCCGCGCCTGATCCCACGGCTGCTTCAGCAGAATTTTGCGCAAATCGCGCAAAACACCAAGCTTGAGGAAGGCGATCTTCTGCCGATCCGGCGCGGCCGGTTTGTCACCCGCCTCGATGACGCCGCCAAGACGATTTACAAGTCCGGCGATCGCTGGCTTGCCTGGGCAACGCATGTTCACGTCGTTCCGGGGCCGGTCGCCTCCGATCGCCTGTACATCACCGGCGACGGCGCGCCGAAAGTGACGGCCGATGGGCAGACCACACCGCTTGCGCTCTCACGCCCGACAAGCCCGGTTGTCGCATCGACCGGCTCCGAGATTGACGAGGACACCTATTTTACCGTGCTCTACGCCTATACCTGGGTGACGGCGCTGGATGAGGAAAGCGAGCCCTCGGACCTTTCCAACGAGGTTTTGGTGGATACCAGCGCGACGGTGACGCTGAACGGCTTTGCCGACCCGCCGGCAGGCCGGCGCGTCAACCGAATGCGCATCTATCGTTCGCAAACCTCAGCCCTTGGCGCGACCGAACTCTACTTCATCGCCGAACGTACCGCCCAGACCGGCAATTTCGTGGATGTGATCGCTGACAATCCCATTCAGGAAGTCATCCCGTCGACCGACTTCAACGCGCCGCCGGACGAGCTGTCCGGGCTGATCGCCATGCCCAACGGGATGATGGCGGCGTTCTCCGGCAAGAAGGTCTATTTCTCAGAGCCCTACAAGCCGCACGCATGGCCGGAAAAATACGTGTTGACGGTGGACTACGACATTGTCGGCCTCGGTTGCTTCGGCTCTTCCGTCGCGATCCTGACGACCGGATCGCCCTATGTGGCACAGGGCACAGCGCCGGAGAACATGGTGATGGACCGGTTGCGCGTGAACCTGCCACGCCTGTCCGCTGAAGGCATTGTGGACCTCGGCTATGCTGTCGCCTACCCATCGCCGCGCGGCCTTGTCGCCGTATCGCAGAACGGTGCCGTCGTCGCGTCGGAAACCGTGCTGACCATGGATCAATGGCGCTTCATGCAGCCGGAAACCTTTATCGCCGGCCAGTTCGCTGGCCGCTATATGGCCTCCTACGACTATGCCGACGAAAAAGGCGTCGCCCGCCGGGGCATCATGATCATGGACCTGTCCGGCGGAACACCCTTTCTGGTGCGCGCCAGCGATGATGCCGACGCCATGTTCTTCGAAGTCGGTGCCGGGCGGCTTTTCATCCTGCGCAACGGCGTCGACGTCTATGAATGGGACGCGATTTCGGAACCCTATGGCGAGCTTTTGTGGCGATCGAAGAAATTCGTTCTGAATTCGTGGAGCATGTTCACCTGCATTCTGATCGAAGGCGACGCGCGCCGGATTGGTAGCGAACGAGATCAACAAACGCCACGAATTTATTATGAACCCGACAGGCAGCAGCGCCGTGCAAACCACCACATCCGCCGCGTTCACCTACTATCTGGCGGTGAGCCCGGCAGCGGCATTGGTGAACCTGTCGCAGACCGTGATTATCGGGGTACCGGTGCTGGCGGCCTATCACGGCGGCGCGAAGGGTTTTGCGCGCGCCGGCGCCCAGCTCATGGGCGCGCTGAAGGACTTCACACTTGGCGGAGGGCAGGCGGAACGCTCGAGGCATCTCACGGAAGACGAAAAGCGCGCGATGGATGCGGGCTACAGAACAGGCATTATCGACCGCACTCAATCTCACGATCTGGCCGGCATTGGGGAGACCGGCGTAGAATATCGCCCCGGTCGCGCCAAGGTGATGGCGGCTATTTCGTGGGCATTTCATCATGCGGAACGGCTGAACCGCGAAGTCACGTTCCTCGCCGCCTACCGTATCGCGCGGCAAAAGGGCCTCGACCACGAAGGCGCAGTGCTCAAGGCCGGCGATCTGACGTGGAAGACGCATTTCGATTATCAAAACACCAGCCGGCCCCGCATGATGCACTCCGACACAGCCAAGGCCCTGCTCGTCTTCCGCAATTACAACGTCAACATGCTCTACCGCCTCTTCCGCGACACGCACCAGGCGCTTCATGGCGAAAGCAAAGAAATCCGTCGGGAAGCCTTAACCCAGCTTTCCGGCATCACGGCAATGATGATGGCCAACGCCGGCATCAAGGGGACATGGATGTTCGGTATCGCCATGGTGCTCGCCGGCTTCTTTCTCGATGACGGCGACGACCCGGAGCAGGAGTTGAAAAAGGCCATGGTCGAGGCTGTCGGTCCGATGATGGCCGGATTGGCAATGGACGGCATCCCCGGATACCTCACGGACACGTCCCTTAGCGGACGCGTTGGCATGCCGGACCTCTGGTTCCGATCTCCCGATCGCCAGCTTGAGGGCGAGGATTCGTACAATTATTGGCTGGGACAGGTTGTCGGCGCGGCGCCTGGAATAGTCGAGAACATGCTGCGCGGCATCGGAATGATCAAGGAAGGCAAGACCTATCGCGGCGTGGAAACCATCGCCCCGACGTTCATCACAAACTTGATGCGCGCCTAACCGCATCCGCACTTGCGGCTTGCACGTCACCACATGTTAAGCTGCAATCTCCGGTAGATAAATCGCTCTGACCTTGGTTTGTCAGTTATTGCTCTTCGGGCCAGAACGCCTCCGGTTTTGACAACATAGGCGACAGGACCGGGTGTTTTCGAGGTGGATGTAGCAACAAAAGCAACCTTCCGCCCGGCCCGGCCAGGAGATTGTACATGGCTAATTCATCGTTGAACGGCAACACGCTCTCAGAAGCGGGACCAGATACCGACGCAAGTGCGCCACCGGCGATCGATCCGACACTTTTTCATTACCGGGTTTGGCGTGCCGTTCGCGCGGAGTGGTGCCGCGCGCTCGTTCAAGTGGAAGGCGGACAGACAACCGTCAAAAACCTTGATGCCATCCAGCGCAGAGAACTTGAAGCAAGGGATGCCTTGCTAGCGCTAACTCCTACCACACTCAACGGTATTGCCGCTGTAGCGCATCTTTTATGGGATGAGCTGGGTCCGTCACAAGCGAATCTGTCAGAAGGCGAATATGCAGCCCGTTGCGCGAGCGACCCAATTCTGAAGATGATCGCTGCGATCTGGCGCGCGGCCGACGGAAGCCATACGCCGCCCTTGACAGACTAAAGCCAGAGCAGTCCCCACCACCCATTCTCTTCAGCATCGTTGCTATTTTGGCATCACCCATTGTATGATATCCAAACCACGACCGGCTGCATTTACGCTCGGCAAAAAGGATATTGAGATGTCGCGGTTCACCGAATGCCTGGCCCTGATTCTGGCTGAAGAAGGCGGCTATTCCAACCACCCCAAAGACCCTGGTGGCGCGACCATGCGTGGCGTCATCCAGCGCGTCTATGACACCTATCGCCAGTCCAAAGGGCTCGCGACACAGAACGTCCGCCAGATTTCCGAAGACGAGTTGCAGGCGATCTATCGCGAACGCTACTGGAACCTCGTTCACGGCGATCGACTGCCGCCCGGCATCGACCTCGTCGTCTTTGACGGCGCCGTCAATTCCGGCCCGGCCCAATCCGTCAAATGGCTGCAGCGATCCGTAAACGACCTGCGTTCTTCATCTTCGCAAATCGGCGTTGACGGACTGATCGGGCCGGAGACTCTGAACGCGATTGTTAGCTGCCCCGACCACCGGGCATTGGTCAATCATATCTGCAACCGACGCCTCGCGATGCTGAAACGCCTTTCCACCTGGCCAACCTTTAAGGGCGGCTGGTCCGCGCGGGTGTCTCATATGCGCGCCAATGGACTTACGATGACTGAGGCGAGCAGCGTCCAGTTCAATGGGCGCCCCGCAACCGACGGTGCCGCCAGCGCGATCATGACGGTTCAGTCGATCGAAGGGGCAAACGCCAAGGCGAGCACCGCAGATATCAAAAAGGCGCCACCCGTCGCGCCCGCCGACGCCGCTCTTGGAGCCGGTGCCGTCACGGCGGCATTGTCACAGGCGCAGGACCAGCTCGCGCCGTTCGCATCAATCGATGCGATCAACAGAGTTTCCGCCGCACTGGCCGCCCTTGGCGTCGCCGTGATGCTTGGCGCGCTTGTCTATCGACTCTGGGCGAAGCGCAGAGCTGCCGCCAACAAGGATGCGCTGGAGACCGCGTGATGTTCGACAAGATCGAAAGCATGGTCATCGCCCTTGCTTCCGCCGCCGTTGGCGCGGCGGTCGTCGTCATATTGGGCGTGGTGATTTTCATACCGAGGGCACATCACCAGGGCGTGCTCGACGAACGTGCGGCCGTCGCGCGAAAAGCCCTTGAGGCCTGGCAGGACAGGACGAAAGACGATGCCAAATTACAAGCCATGTCTCCTTATGATCTTTGCGTGTCTTACGTTGGCAGGGTGCCAGAGTGCAACGAGCTGCGCGCCCTTCCGCAAAAATAACCTCTCCCCAAGCGGGGCTGCCGCGCTTATTCAGGCCGACCCTCAGGGCGCAACCAACGTCATCGGCAATGACCGCGCTGGCCAGAGAATGGGGTGCTGGGAATGACAACGCCAAAGCTCGACATGCGCATTTCGCTCGGAAATATCCTGACGGCGCTCGTCTTCATCGTTACGATTGTCGGCGGCTACTACGCCGTGAAAAACAATGCCGAAGCCAATCAGAAAGACATTCAGGAAATAAAGGCCTCGATCAGAGAGCTTCAGCAAGACAGCTCGACAAAAGCCGAGACCTAG